TTCCTCCCCATCTCACTCCCATATTTGGACTTGTAGCTCAAGTCATACATTGGGCCGACAAGGGAAAAAACTGAAGGGATGAACACAAAGTAACCTCCCAAATTCAAGGGTATCTCACATCTGTCTACTACTCCTTCAAATCCTGCTTCTTCTACCTTAACATATCTGTTGGATTTGTAGTCACCAAAAAACTTTTTCATCATGAAATCAAGATATATTCCCACTACATAGGATGTGGTTAAGAGGCTACAGTCCCTCATAGACATCATAGAAATGGACCCAAGAACATGATTCACTGCATCTACATAGTCTGTGCTTGGTAATGTCTCAAAATACCTCATTATAAACTTAAAACCTACTCCTGTTTCAACTCCCCTATTGATGTAGTTCTGATTCAACTCTGACAGGTTTTTGTGAATACTGGATTTCTTAGTGTTATCTTTCATGTTCCAACAATAATTGCACAGTGTGTTTATGTTTATATGTAGATCTAGGTCTTCCTCATCCCTACAAATGAGAACCTTTATGCTGTCATCACTTGTTGTTCCATTCTTGTGCAGAATGGGGTCATTCATGTCTCTCCTCTCTACAAGTCTTTCGATCAACCAATATTCAGTGAAAATCTTCATGTCGTGTTCTATACCAGAGGTCAATTGGAGTAGGCCCTGACACATTCCTGGGTAGTTGTGGAAGTAGTACAAGCCTTCGTCTAAGGTTTCTTTCCTTAGTTGTTTCCAAAGTTTGTCTGACTCTCCTGACCCTTTCTTCACTACATCCTTAGGGTGAGAGATCCAGTCAAATATTATCGCATCAGGCAAATGCATTTCTTTCCTATGGAACATGAATAGAATTATGCTTATCAATGTAAGATGGCTTTCAGGTATTAAACCAGACAAAAGTCCCCTTGTGGTATCAGCAAAATGTAAAGGCATCAGACCAGGACCCCATCTAGTCTTATCCAAATTCCAGAAGGTTGTGATAGCTTCTCCTTCATAGGTGGTGTTTTGGGCCATTCTGACCATGGAAGAGTGTGTTTTGAACTTTTCTTTGTCCATTGACAGGTCTTCTTCAAAAAGACTCACCGTCTTTTCTGACGTGCACTCCACAAGCCTAAGCATCAATCTAGTAACAATGTCCATGATAGAGATGTCTCTGTTCCCATTTGGTTGGTTCTTGGCACATAGGGATATCCTAGGGACCCACCCTTTCTTTAAGAAATAGACACAAGAGCTTGCAAGATTCAAATCTAGATTCATTGCTCTCATTTCGGTAATAGTTTTGAGAAGGTTTATTGACACTTTGTTTGAAGACTTCAGAGAGAGGTTGAAACATCTCTCCATCTTTAGATCTCTCAATTTTGTCAGATACTCTGATCTATCAATATAAGTCAAAACAGCTTCTCTAAGATCTGGGTCATCTGATATGTCTAACATGGGATCTTTGTCCATTGGGTCTAAGGCCTTCTTCATTAGTTCAGCTTTGCATACCAAATTTATCTTGGAGTCATCAACTGAAACATCTTTAACATAGTATCTGAATCTCCCACACTCTATGTGAAACTTGTCTAGCCCTGATATCTTAATCCTCTTGCTAGTTTTTAAGGTAGAGTCCAACTTTAGGAATCTTGTGACTAACATGGCAAGCTTTGAATTTGTTTTGTTCCTACCAACAAAAGAAGACTTAGATGATGCAAAATTATGCAATGATTCATATATTGAAGAAAAATTAAGATCACCACGGGTAGGCTTCTTTTCTATTTCCTTCCTTTTCAGGCGTGACATTAGAAAGCAGAACCATCTTGGTCTAGTGAAAGCAAACTCTCCTGAGATGATCTTCTTGAATAAAACAACCTCTTCCTTTACTTTGAACTCACCTGAAGTGTAACCTCTCATCAAAGTCTCGTCTTCTTTGTCTTTCTGATCTCTATACAATTGATCTTGCTCGACCAGCTTTCCCATGGCATCATACATCGAAGTCAGCCTGTGCATCCTTCTATCATCTATGATGTAAGAAGTATACATGAGGCTTATTGACTCTTCACTAGAAGAGCAGTTTCCTATTCCAAACAACCTAGGTCTTTTCTCAAAAGATATTTTGCCAAACCTATCTAACCACCTAGACAAAGAATCAATAAACATCTTCATAACCCATGCTCTTGTCCTATTCCAGCATACAAGGCTCCCTTTCTCTGAGATGAATTTGTCAACCTGAGATCTCATTGATGTGAGGCCAATAGCAAGGTACCGCTCATTCCCCATAGTGTCTGCAAGAATGAGGTCATTCTCCTGAGCTATGATTGATCTAATTCCCACCCAGTACACTCTATCTTCATCTTTGTAGTTTTCACCAAGAAACTCATTGAAAGCATACACCCTCTGACTAGCAAGTGTCAGAACATTCTCATACCTAACATTGCATTGGTTGGCATTTGATGAGAAAATGTTCACAATGTAGTTGCCATCATCTGTACCAACAACTAAAGGATTCTTTCCGAGGTCAAGGATTGAATCACTTGCTCTTTGAATCAGCATGAACACTCTATTCTTAGTGCTTCTGGAGAAGTCAGGGCCAGGGAATGTTATCAACAACAAATCCTCAAACCCACAGTTATTCACAACAACCTCATTCTTTTCTATCGAGCCAGAAGAACTCAAAAGCATAGATGAACTCACTTTAGAAATGAAGAAATTCCACTTGTCAGCATTGTAGACCTTCTTGGTTGCCTCTAGCTTCCTTAGTATTTCTTTATGTACATCATTCTCTGGCATCAACATGTCCAAGACTTCCTCTGGTTTCAGGACCTCACAGTCATCAGTTTCCCTTGATAAAAACTCAGAGAAGGCAACAAAATCAGAAAAATTTGATGTGATAGGGGAAACCGTCTCTGAATTCAACCTGGCTTCGACGTTTCTCTCACCTTTCCTTTCCACTACAAATCCAAACTTAGACTCCAGCATGGTCTTGTAGTTGAAGCCTACCAACTTGATTTTATCCCCAGAGAAGCACTGACCAAATTCTAGCTTAGAATGTAGGCTTCTAAGCACACTCCTCATTCCTTGACTCATGTTAATCTCCTTCTCCTTCTTCCTCCTCAAGTTCAAGTTGCAGTGGAACTGGAAAATCTTCTTGTTAGGAAGCCTCATTTTCCCTGAAGAGTAGCTTTCTTTTAGATCAGATAGAGCCTTTGACACATCACCCTTTCCAACCTTCTTGTAGTCTGGTCTTTTTGTTTTCACTGAGTCTACCAACAGCTTCTGAACCTGACGCAAATAGCTTACTGACCTCTTGTCTCCCAAATCAGGGAAATTTGGCATCACATCAGTTATATTGAGGTTGTTAACTCTGCATATCTCATCAATGTCCTGTGGTGTCATTTGATCTGCAAGTGTTTGTTTTATTTCTTGATCATGTGAAGTGCACATTTGCTGAATGAAGTTTAAGCATTCATCTACTACCTGTGCAATTTGTTTGGTTTCTTTACTGAACTTATAGTTTTCAAGAGTGAAAATCACGATTTTGTACTCAAAGCCATCAAAATCTGAATATTGTTTTGCCAAAGAAGAATATTTCCTCTCTTTAGAGTCTACCAAACTTTGATCAACAGTGAAGTCTATTATCAGTTTCTTCTCTGTAGAAATGTAATCAGGTGTTAAGGAAGACACTAAAGGCTGT